AAGTTGTGTCGGAACTTTTAAAAGAATATGAGGAAAATCCTGAACTTTAATGGGTAAGCATTATTTACTAAACCTTTATGGTTGTTCGTTTGTTCTCTTGGACGACGAACGTTGCCTTATTGATCTACTAGAAAATGCAGCAGTAGCAAGTGGAGCAACTGTGGTTCAGACTATATCAAAAAAGTTTGAACCACAAGGTGTTACTGTTATTTGTTTACTTTCAGAAAGTCATATTAGTATTCATACTTGGCCAGAAGAAGGAAAAGCAGCGGTAGATGTTTATACCTGTGGAGATTGTAATCCAAAGATCGGTTGCGATATTATTATTCAACAACTTTACGCCCAAGACCATACTTTAAGTTATATTGAGCGTTGACAGATTAAAATATATACCTTATAATCATTTACATATATTTGTTTTGTAATGACACACTATAAACCATACTCACCCGAATGGCATCGCAAACGTTACTTAAAGGAAGCGTTAGATAAGTATTTGGATGAGTATATTGATAATCAGATAATACTTGATGATATTTCTGATATTCTATCTGAAAGATCCGAAAAAGCATATGAGGAATTCAGTAGAATTAATGATTTGGAATCGATGATTAACACTAAATAATACAATATGGAGATTGAATATGCTCTCTACTCAATATCGTTTGCGTCTGGAAGGAATCTGTAACAAAATTGCCAGACACGAAGAGGTTGGATTGGAGGATATGATTTGGGCAGAAAAACTTGGTAAAGCAAATCGCTCTGCTGCAACAATGTTAAGGCAAGCAAGACGCCGCGCTGCTAATCCTGATATGAAAGAAGGAAGTCTTGATGATTTTATGAATGCACTTGATCTTGGGGATCCGGATCCATCAAATCATCGCACTGGATTTAATGGTGCCGATGACATCATTGACTTTTTCACTGGCGATAAACCAGATGATTGGAGACAAAGAGATTAAATTGTAACAAAAGTTACAAAACTTTTTGCATAACTATAGTAACAGGTCTATAATGACCTTACGTTCATCTGGAATACCAGACGGAAGTAAGCCGACGCGGAACGGATTCGTTCATCCCATATGGGACGCAAACGCCGACTGAAGGAACGCTCTTTAGCCTCAAAATTAAGGAGAACCCTAATGTCTAAAGTAGTTTATCGTGGTGTCGAATATGATACACAGAAGCGTCTGGAGTATCAACAACAAATGATGCAACAACCTCAACAGTACAATGAAACCTATCGTGGTGTTAAGTTTGTAAAGGAGGGGCACAAATGAAAAAATTGAACGTACTTCAACTCATTAAAGAGCAGAAGCAAAAGGAACAACGTCGTTATCAAGCACTCCTTGCAAATGCTGGAGCGGGAAAATGATTGCTACGATTGCTGCCATTACTGGAGCATCAACAGCATTTATTTTTCTAATATATTTGGAAATTTTGTTGTTGAGTAAATAAATTTTTTAAGAGAGGGACTTGACTCCCTCTCTTTTTTTATGTAGAATCATAGATAATACATATTTTTATGGATAGAGATTGCACCTTTTATTAATGAATATGAACCAGATTACTACGAGGAAGAAGATTGAATATGTATGAGACTTTAACCGAGTTTGAAAGAGCACTTGCTAGATTTGGAGATAAGGTGCAATATATTGTTGGTTTGGAGATCAGCAATAAAATGAGTCCCGAAACCGCATATAAAGAAATCAAAGATATGATGAAGGAACTTAAAAAACTCCGCAAAATTGAAAAGGATACTTGGGAGAAAGAATGAAACCTATTAAAGCAAAAGATCTTTTGGAACTTGATAAGCACATGAAGATTGTGCTTTTGAACAGTACTCCGAATCCACAAACTCTTGTTTGGCAAGGTGGAAAGAATGATTATAGTGAAGATGCTATTCATACCAAAACTCCACCTTCAGAAACTGATTCTGGTAAGTGGGTTATAGAGCAACTCTTAGCGAACGAGAGAGGGCACTGGGGACCTCTGGAACACCCCTCAATCTCATTTGACTGCGTAGGATTCGTTCATAACGTTATTGTTCAAGCAAGGACTCATCGTGTAGGAGTTTCCTTCGATGTTCAATCTCAACGTTATACTGGAAGGCGTGTATTGAAAGTTGCAAATGGAGAACTTTCTGCTGATGAAGTTTTTTATGTTCGTCCCCCTGGTCTGTATCTTGACCGTAAAGGTCACAAATATGAATGGACACAAGATGATTACGAACGGCAACTGAAGTTCTGTCTGGCAGCATCTGAAAGGTATGCGGAAGGTTATATGAAGAGAGGTATGGCGGAAGAGCATCTCAGAGATTATCTTCCACAAAACATTCGCCAAAACTTTGTTGTATCTTTCTCTCTTCGTGCTGCTTTACACTTTCTGGATCTTCGTGCAAAACTTGATGCTCAAGTTGAAATTCAAGCAATGTGTGAAGGTATGATTCCAATCATGAAAAGTTGGGTTCCAGAAATATTTTCATACTATGAGGAAAAGCGACTACATAAAGCAAGACTATCCCCCTAATTATAGGTATGAAAAGTTACTGTATAAAAGATCATATAACTGGACACGTTTTTAAAATACTTCTTACTGAAGAAGAATTTCAGGAGTTCTTAAGATCAAATCCAAACATAGATGAGTGCATCGATTGCGTAGAATGTGACGATGCTCCATCTCTCTGTATAGAATAAATACCTCTGAATTTTATAATATCTTATGGCGATATATCCTATTATTCATAAAGAAACAGGAGAGAAACGAGTAATTGAAATGAGTGTTCATGAAATTACTCAGTGGTATAATGACAATCCCGAATGGAAAAGAGATTGGTCTGAAGGATGCGCCACCCCAGGAGAAGTTGGGGAGTGGAAAGATAAACTAATCCAAAAGCATCCAGGATGGAATGACGTTCTAGAAAAAGCATCTAAAGCACCTAAATCCCAAGTGAAGAAAATCTAATGGCAAGAAAAAACATGAAGAACCCCGTTCCATTTGGAACTAGCAATAGACAAATGAAGAAAAAGAAGCCAATCAGTTCCGATTATATGAAGAGGATTGAACCTCTTACAGATAATCAAGAAGCACTTTTTAAATCTTATAACCTACAACAAAACTTAGTTGCTTATGGTTGTGCTGGTACGGGTAAAACTTTTATCACTTTGTATAATGCTTTGAGAGATGTTCTAGATGAAAGAACGCCATATGAAAAAATTTATATCGTTCGTTCTCTTGTAGCAACGAGAGAAATTGGTTTTCTTCCTGGAGATCATGAAGACAAATCCTCTCTTTATCAAATTCCGTACAAGAATATGGTAAAGTATATGTTTGAAATGCCAGATGATGCATCCTTCGAGATGCTCTATGGTAATTTGAAGACTCAGGGAACAATTAGTTTCTGGAGTACTTCTTTTATTCGTGGAACAACTTTGGACAATGCAATTATTATTGTTGATGAATTCCAGAACCTCAACTTTCATGAATTGGATTCAATGATCACTCGTGTTGGTGAAAACTCTAAAATTATGTTCTGTGGAGACGCAACTCAAAGTGATCTTGTCAAAACAAACGAAAAGAATGGTATTATTGATTTTATGAGAATTCTTAGAGTTATGCCATCGTTTGATATTATTGAGTTTGAAGCAGAAGATATTGTTCGTTCTGGTCTTGTTAAAGAATATATTCTCGCAAAAATGGAATTGAATCTCTGATGTTTAATCATGTTGAATTAGATCTCCCTAGACTTGAAAGGGAAACAATTGATGGAGTTCGCTATTATAAGGTTCCAACTAAAGATGAATTAAAAAAACTCATCTCTATCACATCAGTAACAAGTAATTACAAAAAGGAATTCTTTAACGAATGGCGTAAGAGAGTTGGAGTAGAAAAGGCAGACGCTATTACAAGAAAAGCAACCAGTCGTGGAACTGATATGCATACTCTTGTAGAGCATCATCTTAAGAATGAAGAACTTCCTACAGTTCAACCTTTGTCACAACAATTATTCTATATTGCTAAACCTGCTCTGAATCGTATAAATAATATTCATGCTCTAGAAGGTTCTCTTTATAGTGAATTTTTGGGTATTGCGGGCACAGTAGATTGCATCGCAGAATTTGATGGAGAACTTTCTATCATTGATTTTAAGACTTCAGCAAAACCAAAACCAAGAGAATGGATTGAAGGTTATTTCGTACAATGTTGTGCATATGCTTGTATGCTTCACGAAATGACTGGATTATCTGTCAAGAAATTCGTAATTATTATGGCATGTGAAAATGGTGATGTGGAAGTATATGAAGAAAGAGATAAAGAAAAATACATTAGACTTCTTGTTAAGTATATTAAAAAATTCTTAAATGATAAGTTGTCTTGACAATAAGGATTGTTTATGTTATTCTTTATTGAGGAAAAATTGTCACCATCACTAATAGAATTAATGGAGTCACAAGTAGAAAAGGAATTCGAGAAAGTACTCGAAAAAAAATTTTTCTGTCCATCTAGATTTGCTCAAGAAATAGAAAAGTTGGTTCAAAATAATGAAGATATGAATTATATTGATGCGATAATTTCTTTTTGTGAAATGAATAGCATTGATCTAGAATCTGTTCCCAAACTTATTTCTAAACCACTCAAAGAGAAAATTAAGTATGAAGCTATGGAACTTAATTTTCTTAAGAAAACTTCTCGTGCTAAACTTATTTTCTGATACTTAGTGAATCCATTTGAATGTTATAAAATTTATCTTTCAATCAAAAATCATTTCACAAAAGATAGTTACGATTACCACAAATATTGTGGTAAAAGTAGAGCAACAATTCAATCTTTTTATAAGAGAAAGGATAGATTTTGGTTTGAAAAAATCAGCAGACAAAAATCTGAAAAAGAAATTTTAGATTTTTTTGTCTCTAATTTCGTATCATGCTCAGATCCTCAGTCTCTTTGGATTGGTGAAATAATAAGAGAAGGAGAAAGTAACTACAAAAATTGGTGTAAAAAAATTCAATCTCTATCTTATATTTTTAAAGAAGAAATTAACTTAGTTTTTTCAAATAAAAATTTTGATAAATTATTTGAAATTGAAGAGGGAAGACACCCACAATTATTAAAAGATCATTTGCAAGGAAAGATTTCCTTGGAAAGTATGATAATATTGGACAGAATACTTGGGTATAAAAAAGAGTTTGATCAAAAACTCCAAGATCCTATTTGGACATTTGTTTCAATGAAGATCACAAAGTATTCATCTTTCCTACATACTGATGTATTTAAATTCAAAAAAATTCTAAAGGAGTGTGTGCTGTGACTTTTTTCGATTCGGAAGTTGTAAGAGCGGAAATCGCAGAAATCTCAGAACTCCAAGAAGAAATTTATGAAAATGTGTTTCGATTTCCTCAGAT